GCTTTTCCTGTTGTCATATCTTTTCGTAGTCCTCGTTTATGTAGTCTTCGTAGTCTTCTCCTACTGCTTCGCTTATTCTCTCCTTACAAGTTTTGATAGTGTGAAAGATTGAGCTTAAACTTATCTTTGTTTCGTTGCTCAGTTCTCTCATGCTTCTACCGTCCTTGTATAGTTTCCATAGCATCTCGTCGTACCAGTGCCAGCTCTCTACTTCCTCTTCTATTCTTTCGTGTATCTTTTCTAGTTCCTCTTTTCTGTCGCTACCTTCCGCGCATAAATAACGCAGCTCTTCTAAATCTATCTTGCATACTTTACTTTGCTTCCTGTGTAGGTCGTAAGTCATGTTACGTAATATATAATATACGAAAGTATCTGCAGTTTGTTTTTTAAGCTCGATATTCATAAGCTTAATGTACATCTCCTGTACTATGTCCTCTGAGAAGTCCCCGCCTCCCAAGTTCTTAACTATGTTAACCCATTTGCTATGCTGGGTGTAAATTGTTTCCATGCTGACAAATATAAATAAAAAAAGGGAAGTCGTTAAACTTCCCCCTAAACATTAAAACTAAACCATGAAACACGACAAAGATAACATTATTTCTCATAACTCAGAATAAACTTTTCGCATCTCCTTTTTACATTGCTTTCATGTAAGCCTTGAAGCTTTGCCACGTGTCTAAATTGTCGATACGTTTGAACTACAGCAGCAGTTGCTTCTATCTTAGTCCACTTAACCTCATCTCTTAACTGAGGGACTAACTCGTCTAGCTTTTTAAGTACTTCTGTTTTTTTCATATTAAAAAGGTAAATCGTCGCTTTGCTGAACCGCTTGTGCTACAGTTTCCTCTTTTGGCTCGTAGGTGTCTAGCTTCGCATAAGGCTTGCCACTTTTACCCATTAATACACTTAAGTTAACCCAGCCGTTCTTACTGTTAGCCTTCATAAACTTCTCAAACTCTTCGACCTTTACGCTTAAATTACATAACACGAAGTCGGGCGCATTCTCATTCTTTTTAACGATTAAACCGTCTGCAAAAATTGTTTCCATATCTATTTTGTTAATTTACTAATTGAACTCTCAAGCATAGCATAATACTCTCTACACTCTTCTACTCTTTCTTTCATTTTGTTTACCGTGTTTTCGTCGTACTCTACTTCGAATATCTTTACTCTTAAATTCTCAGGTATTCTATCGTATTGCATCTTATCTCTAACTTTCTGCTCTATCTCTAAGGCTTGCTCGTCTGTAGGGTCAATAGCTTTTAGTTTCCACGTTTCTCTCCTTATCTCGTCCTGTATAGCATCCTCGGTATGATTAATTAAACAGTAGGCTACGTAGCCGTTAAGCTTTCCTGTTAAGTCCATGTACGCCAAAAGCTGGTACATATAATCTTTGTTAGGTAGCTCGCTATCAAACCAAGGAAACGTAGTAGCATCCCAGCTAGTCTTAATATCTATAATAGAATCCTCAGTAATAATATCGGGAGTTCCTACAAAGTAATCGTTTTTAAATCGTTCCTCGTTTTTCTGAACTCCGAAATTACCTGTAACCTTTGAAAAGAATAAGATACTTTCGTCCTCTTGGTTTGTACCCCTTTCAGTGTATCGGTTAGAGAAGTCTTTTTTAATACCGAACTCGTTGTATAAAAATTGCTCTTCTACAGCAGTTTTAGCCGTCTTACTTAAGAACTCCGACTTTGTGCGAGGGTTAGCCATTATCTTCCCAACCCCCGAAGCATGACAATAGTATTTATTCATTGTTGTAAGCTTTTAGTTTGTTCACTTGTTAACTCGAACTTCTCTATAAGTTCCTCCTTTGTATAGGTTCCGTCTGCAATAGCTTTAACCGCCTTATTAAACTGAGCAGAAGTTAAACTAGCTTTCTTAACTACTTTCTTTTCCTGTTCGCCCGCTGCATCGTTATCTACATCTGTCACAAGTCCTAAAGCTGAACTTAAAGCATAACGTCGGAAGTAAGTAACGCCTGAGCCAAAAGACTGAAAGTCGTTCATACCTTTTAATTGTACGTAAGGCATAGCAACCTCGCTAGATACTTTCTCTCCGCTGTCAATATGAAAGATAATAGTTTCAATGTAGTTAACGCCCTCTTTAGTTCCTAAGTGCTGCATGAAGCCTAAGCCATGCTTTTTTAGTAAAGGGTTAATCTTTTCAAATATAGTCGGGAGGTCAGCGTAAGAATAGCCGTAGCCTTTTGTCCCCTTGTGAATCGTTGGTACTTCTTGCTGAAAATCAGCAATCGCTTTAAATAAATTTTTCATGTTTAAAAGTTTAATTGTTTATGCAAAGTTAACTATTATTTTTACTTACGCAAGTTTTTTAATAGTTTTTTATATTTTTTTGTTAGTTCCTTGATTTCGTCGATAGTCATCTTTAATGGCTCTAGGTCTTTGCGCTCTAATAAGTTAACTCGCTCCTCTCCTATTCTGTTTATTAGTTCAATTCGATAGTTAATTAAGTTGCCTGAGTAGAAAGTGTTACAGCGTTCGCATTGCTTATGCACGTTGTCTTCGTTAAATCTTAATTCAGGAGTACTGCCTACGCTCATGTAGTGACCAGCGTTCATCTTGCCGTTGTACGTTCCGCATGAAATACAGCTTCTATCTTTATCCCTTTCACGTATGTAAGCATTAAAAGCAGCTTGTGCTAGTTTTAAGTAGTCTGAGCGAGTGAGTAACTTTTCTTTGAGTTCCTTCTTTCTGTCCTTCCATTGCTTCTCCTTTTGTAGTTTCGTGTATTCGTATCCGCACCTGGTAGAGCAAACAACCTGAAGCGGGCGTAATGGCTCAAACTTTTCTTTACATACTTTGCACTTTTTAGCTCTCATATAAAAAATTCATTTAACGGTATCAATACTGCTTTACTAGTATTATCGTCTCCCATTTCTTTAATGTTTCCTTTTTTGTAATAGATTCTAGCTATCTCTTTTAGTTTATCTGAACTAATTAAGATTATATATTTATCCTCATATTCTCCGCTTAAAATTATTGCCCACCAAGTAGCTATACTTTTAGCTATTCCTGACGGCTTGCCTCTGCTTTCAAACTCTATAGCTATATTTCCGCTTCTATATATCCAGCTATCTCTTTTTACTTCTATTTTTTCAGAATGTAGTATTTGATGTAATAGTTTTTCTCCTATCTTTCCTACTTCTAAATCATATCTAAAATCTGAGCAGTATTTCATAATAATTCCTTTACCTCGTTTAGTTGTTTTTTAAGTTCGTCTATCTCCTTATCCTTTTCAAGTAACAGCTTATACTGGTTAAAGTTTTCCCTGTTTGTCTCGGTTAATGTTTTGTCTACAGAAACGAGAAAATAATACAACTCAGTCAACCCTTCAATACATTTGTTGTTAGTATCTATCCATTCATGGCTAGGCTGTTTGTCCTTTACTTTCTCGTTAATTGCTTTTAACTGCTCGGCTGCTAGTCTTATAGCCCCTTTGCTTAATACTACATCTATTGCGTAACTCATGGCGTTTTAATTGTGTTCCATATCTCGTGCGGGTCTTCATCTAAACCGTTTTCAATATCAAAGTTAACATTTCTAAATTTGTTTAAGTCCTCCCTCGGCTCGTTAGGTAATATTTTCTGCTGAAAAGCTTGAGGGCGTTTAATTACATCTACCCCGTTACACGTTAACCCTAAACCAAAGTTATAATCTAGCATAATAGGCTGGTCTTGTATTGTTGGTTTTCCACCTGTTGCGGTATCTTTTAATTTTTGCACTTCTATCATTGTAAACCTCCATAATTCTGGATGACTGATTAATCTGTGTATAGCAATAAAATCATCTGCCCTTGATGTAAAAGAATTACCTCCCTCAATCTCTTTTTTAAACGGTATAGTAACTTGTCCGTGCCACATGTGGTCTTTAGGATATACCGCGTTTCTTCTACCACTTGCCGAAGTAGGGTGCGCGTTAATAAAAATAGTATAGTTTTCTTTCTTAGTTAACATTTTCAAGTCTCCTAAAACATCATAATTGCCATGATATGTCAAGTCCATTTTTAAAGCGTTCCAAGGGTCTATTAACAACGTATTTGCTTTAGTAGCAATAAAGTCATCAATTATCTCATTAGGAGTATATCTATTTGTATTGTCGATAAAACTAAAGTGATTTTCTAACTTTATTTCAGCGCGTCGTATTTCTTTGTGGCTTAAATCCATAAAAGGCTTATTGCAGTACATCTGTACCAGGTCGCGCATTATCTTACCCGCGCTGTTTTCGTCGCAGAATAAACAAAAGCTTAAATCGTGGTTAGTTGCTAGTGCTAGAAAGTACCATAGTTGAAAATACGTCTTGCCTACGTTGTCGTGCCCTAGAAATATGTTTAACTGGTTGTGCTTGTAAACAAAGTTATCATCTAAAGCGCATCCTAGTTTTAAGCCCATAGGTATCTTACCGTCTCGGTAGTCCGTTAAAAACTTTGTGCTATGTCCGTTGTTTAGTATCATGTATTCGTAGATTTTTTAACGTGTTCTACTAACGGGTCTACTTTTGCACGTCCGTTCTCTCCGTGTTCTTTTTTTAGCCAGTTCTTAGCCGTCAAATATAAGGAAACATATTTACTGTTGCCTTTGTAGTTTTGTATCGAATCTAAAACCGTATCTATTTGCTCTTTTGTGTAGTTCTCGTTTAGCTTAATACATTCTGCTTTTGTTATTTTCAAATGTTTAAAAGACATATATATATCTTTATTATCATTTACATTTACATTTACATTTACATTATCAGTTGAATTTCGTGTACGCTCGTTAACGCTCGTTGCATTTCGTTGACGTTTCTCAGCACTTTTACGCCCCGCTTCTCTGCGTTGCTCTAGTTGTGTTTCCCACTTCTGTAAATCCCTCTTTAATTGTCTTTTAATACTAATAAAAGCAAGTTCAACAAGCTGGTTATCTGTTGTAGGGTCTTCGTCATTAACATAAGAAAATATATGTTTAATTAATTTACCCGCTACTTCATCAGGTAGAAAACTAAATAAATCTTGCTGGTCTGCGTAAAGCACGAAGCTCTTTTTATCTTTTGCCATAGTGTTTTTTTTAATCGTGTTTTTAAAAAGAAAGGGGAAAGGTAAACACGAACAACCTTTTACTTATATGCCTATAAAACCCCGCTACAAATATAACTACAATTTTAATTTTAATTGCTTAAAATCACTTGGTCTTGCATCTATTTCTATCCTTTTTAATATAGAATAGTATTTACTTTTTTTAGGTAAATAACCTAAC